ACCTCGCACAGGTTACAGAACTGATAAGGACGTAATGCGATTTCACAGCATGGATTAGTTCCCCAGTCTTTATCATTATTGAAATAGATACCTGGTTCGCCTGCACCTGATGCTTTAATTTTCTCCCAGAGATTCATAAAGAACTCCTCTGTTGCCTTGCTGCGAAGTAGAACGGCAGAGTTATTAGCTCTACCTCTTTGAGGATTACGTTCCCACCATGGACCCGACTTAGCAGCAATCATATCTTCGTCATCGGCGCTAAATAGGCTAATTAAAGCAGCCCTACGAATACCTCCGGTTAATACTGCATCTGCAATATGACATACAATGTCGTGAACCTCAATTGGTTTTAATTTATCGTTGTTTTCCTTACTATCTAATACTCCTTGAATCTTTAGTAAACACTCCTTAAGGGGCTGGGGGCCGGGTGCTTTACCGCCTGAAGTAATTAGTTGAGCACCTTTAGGACGAATATCTGAAAAATCAAATACTGGAGTGGATCCTCCTTCAAAATAAGAGCGTACGAGTACCTTTACCGCATCGGCCCATCCTTCAATACTATCCCCGATGAGAAAACGACGATTTTTCTTTGGATCAGGTTTTCTGATTTCAGGTAATTGATCAACGTGGTGTTTCTGCACTGAATAACCTACCCCAGTTCCTCCAAGTAACAAGAACATAGTCTCACCGAAAGCTCTCCAATCGTCTATAGGTAAGTAAGCGCAATTATATATACGGTTAGGACTAATCTCAATGGGCTTACCGGCAAACTGCATAGAACGCATAGAAGGTAAAGCTTTTTTATCATAGACAAACGTATAAGCATCCTCAATCTCATCTTTTAAATGAGGGAATTTCTTTATGTGCATTTCTTTATTTCTATCAACTAACTCATCCCAAGATTCTCTTCTATTTAAGTCTGGGTTGAATTTTGCGTATTTCATATACACTGTAATATCACTTAGGATGCTCTGGGAGATGTCCATGTCTCTTAATGTTTTTTAATAGTTTAAAGATAGGTTTTTCATAACAAATTACTCAATTACTGGCTTAAATTCGAATTTAGCCCGCTTTGGAATTTTTGGGCTAGATAGCTATCTGAAGCTTGCGGGGGGCGGAAAGTAGGGTCAACCATGTCTCTTTCAACTAGGTCGTTAGTACCATTGCTCTCCATATTAAATACGAACTGCTCGTAAGTAGATTGATTCACCGGAGGTGCAAATGGAGTTCTTTTTTCGACGTATAATTCCGCTATGCTCATATCTGATAACTTTTGTAGTAATAAATAGCTTATTTCCCTAATTCAAAAAACCTTTGTTGTAGAAAATTTTTCTCTTCTGCACTGAAACCAGTTACCGGCTTTCCGGGTATCGGAGCTCCTTCTTGAACGAATTCATCCTCACCCATTTCGCGTGCTGTTATTTCAATATTACCGTTTTCGGTATTGATTTTCACAGGGTAAGTCATACCATCACCGCCATAACGGTTTTTCATAATATGTGCTCTACCAGTACCGTTAACTTTATCTAACCTCTTTCTAGACAACGACATCGCAAAGTCAGCAATCATAATCTTATTGTAAGATCCGGCTGCTTTATCTCCTTCGATAACATCGTCCTTTGCACCTGCTCTATTTACCTGTGATACAGTCCAAATTGGTATCTTGAGATCACGGGCCAGGGCCTTGGTGGAGACATAAATATCATCTATCTCATCTTTTCTGTCAATAGATTTTCTCTTAGATTTAAGAAGATCAACATAGTCGATAATAATAAGATCTGGTCTATGTCCGAGATCGGTAATCTTCTGTATATGACTCTCAATAGTTGATATAGATGCTTTACCCATTGAAAATTCTTTGATAATAAGCTTACCAGGTAATTTACTCACTGCTTCATCTACCTCTTTTCTATGCTTACCTAGATCTTGAATTCTAATACCGGTAAAAATAGAATCGTATCTCTTACCCATATACGTTTCTGATAGTTCAAGGGTGTAATGAGCTACAGTACCGCCGCCTGATACAATCATTGCACCTAATGCAACGAGCATCCAGCTCTTACCGCCGCCTGGATTCCCGAAGATAATACCTAAATCACCTGAACCTAAACCTCCTTGCAGTAGTTCGTTAATATGTTCCCAAGGTGTAGGCTGTGGAGCTCTTTCTTCCATTCTATAACGAGTCTCGGCATCCTTTTCATACTCGTGACCGATATTTTTATCTTGGCCTGCTTTTAGTGCAGTATCAATTAGGTAACGAATATCATCGTACTGACCTTTTTCAAGTAGCTCGACAGAAGATAGTAACGCTTTCTTTAATTGCTGATTTTTACAGAAGTTAGAAAACTCCTGCTCAACAAAGTCTCTATCTTCGTTAGATGCTTTATAGGCTTCTTTTAACTGCTCAATTACCGATACTTTTAATACCTCGTTTTCAATTTTCTTCACCTCTACTTGGAGTACGTCGAGGGTAGGTGTAGTATGGTATTTGTAGTGGTACTTCAGTATCTCTTCAACAATCCATTTATGTGCTGGATTATCAAAGTAATCTTCTTCTAGTATATCATAAATACTTTGTAAAAATTCTCTATGCTTAAGTAGGCTTGATAAAACTTTTATTTGAAAGCTTACTCCATACTGCTGTAACTGATTTAATACTCCCATATGATAATATAAGAACCTTTCTTTATTTTTTCAACTCGAACTTAGCTAATTTTGAAAATATTTCACTCAACCATAAATGTGGACTTGGCATTGTCTTACCTAACTGGTCTTCGTTGTATAGCTTAACGAAGCTCTCAGGATTAAACTCGTTATTGTGATTGGCTATAATATGATTTAATACCTCTTTATCCGTTTCAGGAATGTTTGGATTTTGAATATCCATTAATTTCCTATTGATCTCTAACTGATTGCGAAAATTATAAACATCGGCATACTTTTTATCCTTCCCTACGCATTCATTTAGTAGTTTCTCTAAAGTAAATTCCTCACTCGACGTAATAGCAGGAAATAATTTGATTAAGGTTTTAGCTGCAATACCTCTAACACCAGGTACGTTATCTCCCTTATCACCTACTATAACTTTATGGGTTAGAAAATTATGGGCAGGTATTCCGTACTCCTCGATAACTGTTGCGGGATCGTAAATGATTTTCTTGATTGGAGAAAAAACGAAAACGTTGTCGTTAACAAGCTGTAAATAGTCTTGATCGGTTGATAATACAAATACCTTCTCGGTAAATTGCCCTGCAAGATACCCTATAACGTCGTCGGCTTCTATTTTATCTATAATAACTAAATCAACAGGGAGACACTTGAGATAATCAACTAGACGTACAATTTGTGCAGTTATTGATTCAGATTCTTCTTCTTGGTTGTCGAATGCATCCCAGTTTGAGATTTTAGTTATATGCCGATTTGCTTTATACTCGGGGTAGAGGTATCTTTTATTTGTAGATCCTCCTTGGCCGTCAAAGACTAGAATAACCCTAGTAGGCTGTAACTGTCTTATAGCTGCTCCTATAGATTTAAGAAAGCCGCCTAGACCTCCAATGTGCGCCCCGCTTGGATTTATGTGACTAATTGCTGTAAAACTGCGTAAGAAGGTATTTAGCGAATCGACAATTAAAACTCTACTATTCTTATGTAAGTCTACCGGCTCTTGTTTCTCCATCTGCTCGAACATCTTTCTGTAATCCATTCTTTTTTTGTTTTGCAATCGGATTAGCCAATCTTTCAGCTATCCTTTCACGGATTATACAAATATCCTTATCTGTTGGAGTATAACTATTCATTAACTCTTGCGGTACACCGTCCCATGACGCTAAATAACTCTGTACTTGAAATCCCCTAAATATACATTCGTTGTAGAGGTCAATGTATCTCTCTTTTAAATATCCTAGCTTGTCGTAAAAAAATGATACATGACCTTTACCCAGGGTAAACTCTTGAGGAACGCTCTTGAGATTATATTTACCCTTTGCTACAACGTTTGGTATGCGCTTTAACTCTCTATGTTCAGCAATTAAATGCTTATTAGTTAACTCCTTAGGTGGAATACCTATGTTAATTCTCGTCATACTCTTAAAGATATACTATTCCTCGGTAGGATCAAATACATCTTTGTTGTCTTCATCGGTTTCAATTACTACATCAAAATCGACTGAGCCGAGAGTTTTTAACCAGTCTTTAGAGTATTGTTTCTTATAAGCATCGATTGCTTGCTTAGTATCATCGATAAACCCGTGTGCAGTCATAATAACCCGTCCGGTCGATGTAACATCGTTAACGTGATTCTTATCGCAGCTAACCTTAGTACGCTTTGCAAACTCTACATCCTTTCCATTCTTAGTTGCTTTAATCTTATTAGTTCCGGAATTAGTTACATTTCCGAAAGTAATAATTAAGGAAGCATCGAAGTACATAGTATCACCGCCCTTGTTCTTCATCTTAGGCTGGGCCATAATGTTCTCTGCTTTAGCTACCCAGATTTTATTTACAGCAAGCATAGTATTAGTATAAGGTTGACTTTGCTTACGGGACAAAACAATCTTCTGGTTGATAAAGTTACCAAACTGTTGAGACATTGCGCCTGCGTTCCACTCGTTATTGTTCTTGTTTGACTCAACAGATAGACGGCAAGGAATAGATCCTACAGAATCCCAAAGGAATAATAGGTTGTAGGGAAGATTACCTTTTTTCTGTTCGTCGAGAAGATCGGCGATAAATGCTGCTACATCCTCAATAGTATTAAGTCTTTCTCTATCTACATAGATAAAAAATCCTTTGTAGTCAGCAACCTCGCCTTCTTCGTTAGGTACTTCTTCGAACACGAGTCCCATTTGCTTGGCGTGTTCCCAATTCCACTTCATCTCAGTAATAATGAATACAGGTAAAAAACCGATCTTCTGTGCGCTAACTGCAGCCTCGAGGAGAGCAGTAGTCTTACCGGTATCAGAATGTCCGCGAAGTAGCGTGATATGTCCTACTGGAATGCCTGGAATAGATAGGCAATCTTGAAAGGCCTTAGATAAAGGAATCCAAGTCTGCTCTTTCATTTTTATCGAAGTACTTGAGAGGTTTTTTGATTGAATAAACTTCTCTAAGTTAAAAGTACCCTTGACAGCTCCCGCTACACTTTCGTTTAACGAGGCTTTAGCTAGTTTAGCCATAAATTAATTACTTAAATAGGTCATCAAATTCCTCGTCAATGCTTGGTTTAGCCTTCGGAGTATTTAGGGAAAGAGAAGCAGGCTTTTCAACTGGTGCAGCTTCTTGTTTAGGTGTAGCAGGAGCAGGCTCGTCAGTAGTCTCTTCTGGATTCAACCAGCCAAGAAGTGCTTCTTTCATTTCGTCGTAAGGGTACTTCTTAAAGATAGAAAATACATCTGGTTGATTATTTAACCACTTTTGTACCTCGGCTGCATCTTCGGACAAAGGAGTAGTTTTGGTACGAACACGTACCTTGGATTGATTAAAGGAAGTACCGTTAGTTTCAGGTCCAGTAGTTTCGATAGTGATATCGCGACCCTGAATAACATCGGTATAATCTCCGATATCCGGATCATCAGCAAGACTTAAAAGTTCAGCGTAAATCTGCTTACCGAATTCCCAAAGGCGAACACCCTTCTCTTCTTCCCCGCGAACAATCACAGGTGTGAAAACGCGCATTTTTGGTTCGAGCTTACGAGACATCATCCAATTTTCCTTGTCCCCGCTTGATGCAAGCTGCTTGGCGAACTCAACGATTGGATCTTTCTCCCCGAAATTAACGAGAGAAATCATAGTACGGTTACCGATACCGTAGTGAACTAAAATCTCCTTAAAAGGATTTGCCTTGTCCCACAACGCAGGTACAATACGCACAGAATGCTTACCTACTGTAGGTTTCCAGAGAATGAGAGACATATCTCTCTTTTGACCGCCTTGCTTTTGGCTTTGCAAGGCACTTAGTTTAGACTTGATTGCGCCTAAATCCATACCCATAACTTATAGTTTTTAGTTTAAAAATTACGTTAATAAAAGAATGTAAGGAGTAATTTACAAATTATCAACTTATATGTTGACTATTTTGTGAATTTTTGTGGAAAGCTTCTTAAGCTCATCTCCTTGCGAGAGGAGGACTGTGTTCTTGTAATCGTGCCAATTAATCCGGAAGGAAGTATCGAGAACTCCTTCATTAAGTGTTTTAATAAGCAGATTAAGGCTATTAATAGTGTAAAGAGTGTTTGTCTCTTTTTTTCTATGTAGTAGGATGGTATTCGGTAATACTCTTGTAGTACTACCTTCAATCTCAATATTATAAGTACAGAGAAGCTCTTCTGAATCGATTGACTCTAACACAAAAATCTTACCGTACATGATAGAGTATTCCCCCTGTATCAAGTTAAGGGTGTCATCCAGCCGGTCTTTAGGAGAAAATGTGCAAAATAACTTATTCTTCAATTGGTCTTGCGTTAGTTCAATGTATGCCATAATAAATATCTATAATTTCTTCTAAAAGTTGTAGTTATCGCCTTTTTGTGCTTTCACCCTATATCTGTCCTTTTCCAAAACATCTTTGATCTGCTTTAAAAATCCTTTTCCGTCTTCAGTTGAATAATCAATAAGAATTGAATCGTATACTACCAGGATGACTTTACTCTTTTTCCCTTTAAATAACTCGCGTAAATCAATTAACTTTTTTACATTGTTTACGGTCTCTAGACATTGAACATAGTAATTAAAAAGCTTCTGCGGATTGGCGTTTTCTATCTTTATTTTTCGCTTGTTTGGTAATTCAAGAAAGCCTTTCCTTTTATATTCAGCCCATCCTGCCTCGAGTAGCCAGTTAACCTTATCAAATAATTCTATATGCTTATATTTTTCTTCAATCCCGTTGTAGAGCTGCCGGAAAGTTATTTTTTTAGATTCTTGATATTCTTCCGAACTTAATTCTTCCTTTCCAAAATACTGTCTACCTAAAATAACGTGAATAGATTCATCAGAAGGTAGGGATACGTTTAACATATTTGCAATCAATCTCAAATGGTACCCATCAAAATCAAACTCTACAAGAACATCGTTTTGAGGTACAAAAGCCGTCTTAGATCCGTTCTCTTTATTGAAGGCTAAAAAGTTAATTCCATTAAATGCATTGGTAGGCCTAGAGGTTATGTTGTAAAGGTTATAGCTTGTGTAGATTCGGTTATCTTTCACAGATCTAGCCTTCCATGTAGGCTCAAAAAACTTATCGAAAACCCTTTCATTTACAGTCAGACCCTGTTCTTCTACCCATTTATACGCTTTTATATACTCATTTTGCCATTCTACATTACTTTCCCTTCCGGCATAGTCTTTTACCGCGTTAAACATACATTCACACTTTTCGTAATGCTTAGATATTGGTATTAGAGTATTTACTTCTTCTGAGTACTTGAACTTATTATAGAAGTCTAGATGAACAGGTGTGTAGCATTGAATATCTTTGATTTCTCCATCTTTATCTAGAATATTGAAGTATAGGTCTACGGCTTGCGGCAAATAGAGAAAGTAGGAATGCCATTTTTTATCTAGCAGGTAAACTTTGTCGATCTCAAACAGAAAATTCTGTATATCGTCTAGACTTAGAGAAAATCCTTCTGAGTGATTAATTGGTATAATATACCCTTTTTCGAAGTCGTTGTAATAGAGTGCGGAAGGGACAGTAAGAAGAGGATGTGATTCTTCGGAAAGTGCAACTAAATCAACAAAGCATTTATCCGTTTTAGGTAACTTTGCAAGCTGTTCTTTAGTCTCAACTATGTAATACATAACATTTATTTATAACCTTTATTTAAAATAAGACATTCTACAGGTTCAACCAACTCTAAGGAGTGATCCTTGCAAACTTAATATAATCGCCTCCGATAAATTCTAGCAATCCCGTAAACACTCTACTTTTACTTTCTGTGACACGTTTGTTAGTAGTTGCTACACCGCCTTTAATCTGATATTGAGAAATTCTCGTATCGTTTAAAGGACCTGTTAGTTGCCATAGCATATCTATACTCTCATAGCCCAAAATATTTTCCACTTCGATATCTCCATTCTGGATCTTAGTCCAATCTATTTTTGATATTTCAAATACATACCCCGGTCCACTGACAGTTTTTGCAAAGTATCTAGTGAAGTAACCTCTAGCATAATCTTCTTCTGTCGGAGAAGGGAAGAAGGGGACTAACTCTGTTAGCCTTAATCTTCCTCCTTGGCTGTTTTGTACTCTTGATAACGCGTAAGGTTCAACTATACTAGGGACTTGCCCGGGTAACAGGGGGCGTCCTGAAATTAATAAGGAAGCATCTGTAGACTCTCTTTCTACTACAGGAGTTAAAGGGATGTTTGTGCCTAATACAGGGTTGACTCCGGTAAACGAGCTTCCGTCATAAATTGTATAGTATCTTCCGGTGTAGGGTTTTTTATCAGGCAATAAGTATTCATTACCAGAAGTGTACTTATTCTCGTTTATAGCTGCTGATGGATAGTATCTCAATGCCATACTTATATGAATATATTAACAGTATTGTAGTAAAGCCGCAAAGTTGGAATCGCAGCAACTGTCGACTCAACCCATCTTTGCGATGTCCATAATTCGTACTCTCTATTAGCTACATCTACTATTGCCTGTACGAAGCTAGCAGGAGGTCTCAAAATAACGAAAAAGTTTGGAGCAGCACTTGTACCTGTGGCTAATAGTCCGTTCGTTAAGGGAATGTTAGATTTGAATACCGTACTACTTACGTTGCCTCCTATAGCTGCTATAATATTATTATTTACACTTACTACAATATCACCGTGAGTTGCTCCGTCCCAGGGATTAGTGTTGAAAGTTAAGGTATTTGAAACTCCTTGAGTATTTCTTCTATTCTTTACTACTATATCCCCTACCTTAACTTGTGTTCTAGCAGGATCTAAGATCTCGAATCCCCTGCTATTAGTTCTCAACGATTGCGCATATCCAGCATGACTTGCATTCGAAGGAAATGACACTCCGGCCTGGCGCATGACGTAACTAATAAATGCAGCACTCCAAGGTGTATTTGTGATAGTAGTAGATGCAGCTGTACCGGCTGGGGGTGCAAATTCGCTCTGATTTCTATTGAAAGTAAATATTCGATTTCTTAATAGTGAATCCTCTCTTAGTTTTATCATTTGCCCCTTAATCCTAGTCAGCCACTGATTATTTTCGACAGTATGTGATAACCCGGTTATAATAAAACCCACCTTTGTATACCCGTCTTCCGCTCTTAACGACAATGGTAATCTACTTTCGGGGATGGTAAACGCATTAGTCATTATTATACCGCTGATACCGTCGATAGTTATTTCTAGATCGGCTGGGATGAAAGGGGCTGCTGTAGTTGTACTACTCGTAGACTTTACTTTTGACATTCTCTCTATGTAGTAATTCTTGGCCATATCGATCCTCTCTTCAGTTAATTGAAGATTTGAATATATACTCGCCACATGGGTGTTAAAAGTATCTGCTGCTTTTTGATCGTTAGATGTCTCGTTAACATTACCTACGTTTCCGGCTGTGTTACTATTTGTACCTTTGTTCTTGTTTGGAGGATCCTGTACGTAAGGTTTATACCTGTCTTGATAATTTTTATTAAGCCAACTGTAAGAAGAATGGTCTGTAGCGTTTACAGAACCGGTAGCAGCTTGAGCAGAAATAGCAATAGTACTTGCTAGTTTAGTAGACAGTGTAGTTTTAAATTGAAATTCTCTAGCTATACTAAAAGTTCCGTTTGGTTGATCTAATCCGAGACTCGGGGCTTCGAACACTGGCAGCTGTCCGGATAAAATCGGATCTTTTGATTGGTTTAGACTATCTAGATATTTAGGTCTATCTATTAGTGATTTCTCTTCGTCTAAATTAGGTACCCACTGATCATCGATTATCTGTATCGTATTTGCATCGTCTCTATAAGCGACCCTTAATGAGTTTATATTACCAAGAGACTTGTTTATATCTACAGTTATTCTTTCTAAAAACGGCTGTAAATTAACAGCATGTTCTTTATCTGCACCTGCATACTGTTTAATTAGCCCTAATAAATAATCAATATTCAAGAGAACATTCATTATCTTTCCTTGATAAACGTTGGTGATTGACTTATAAGATAAACCAAAATTATTTAATGCAGCACTAACCCGGTTTTGATTCTCTGGATTAAAAAAATTATCAGTCTTTATTCCTTCTGCAAAAAGTTCTCTATACTCGGTACTTGTAGAATTAAAGGGAATTAAACAAGTGTAAGGATCCACAGTTAGCTGCTGAGGTGAGCTCAAACAGAAATTAGTTTCAGGATTAAAATCTAAGTAAACATAAGGACGTTTTTCAGTGCCTACCGACTCCTGCAAGGAATCAGTCTTTTGCTTTGAATCGTAAATAAGGCACATATTGTTGAGGAACGCGAGCAAATATCCAAACGTTATATACACCGGAATATGGACGGTATCAAGTGACCCGTCGGGACGAACTTTCGGATATCTTACAACATAAGCTTTACAGAGATCTGCAAAATTTACAACAGGAACATTTGCGGCTATTGTTGATTGAGCTGATGTTCCGTTATTGATCTTATCATCAGGGTATGCGATAAAATCGCTATTGAAGCCTCTTAGTGCGTACTGAGTTATATCAAATTGATTACTCTGTATCTGATTACTCTGTGTAGTGAGAAGTACTTTTTCAAAAATACCTCCTTTATAAAAGTCGTTAGTTATTTTTGTAATATCTACTCGAATTACAGGTTTATTTAACGATTCATTCTTTGCTTCAATCTGGCTTTCTACTTGTACAATCGCTAACATAGCGTGCAGTGCAGATTGAAAACTCTCTGCAGAATCGATCTGTTGAGTGTCAGGTTGATTTAGCTGTCCGTTATTATCACCTGTGTTAGCCTCTTGTGTAACCTGGGTGATAACAGGCTGAGGTGTTTGAGCTTCAGCAGAAGATAATATAAACCCGGGGTTATTAGTTTCAAAGTACCAGTTGATTATTTTAGTAGTATTTTGTACTGTTACTGGTGTTTGAAAACTACCTTTTATCGTCACTAACTCGCTTTCTGGGGCTTCAACTTCTGATACTGTAGCTGTACCGTCACTGGTTATCCATTTATCTAAGGCTTCGATTGCGATTTTTCTAGTTACCGGACGATTTACGTCCGGGCTATCAACTACGCCTTGTAAATTAAAATAAATTTCTTTGTCTCTATTTGCAGGAGCACCTAATCTAATACTGTATCTTAGTATTAAATCTCCTTGGTTTTCTACTTTATCATTACCGCCCACACGAGATGCTTCAGTACTGATGAGAATACTGTCTAACGGGACGGTCTGTACTTGTCCGTTAGTTCCAGAAAGAACGTAGTCTTTAGTTTGGAGTTGAAATAGCAGGGCTAGGGCTTCGTACGATACGGCTCCTTCCTTATATGCTTCTGTTAATTGATTTGGATTAAGTCTGAAATACTCGTCTACGAAACTTGTAATCGAACTCCCGTTTTTACTCTTTACATTTAAGGTTACTGACGTAGAAGTTGCAGGATTTAAATTGTAGTATACGTTTCCTCTTGGTACCCATAAACCTCCAAATTTTTGATTAACTGCTTCTAAAGTTTGTAAGTCTTGATTAGTTCTTGATTGATCAAAAATTACATATTGCGTATCAAAATATTTACCGGTCTGAAAATTATCTATTCCTATAGCTAAATAATCTTGAATGAATTGCTGATAAGTGAGGTTTTGAGGACCTTTATACTTTGCTACTAATGCAAAAAGTTCAGCAGGATTTTTAGGTAACGGTTCTAAATTAAATTGTTCAGTACCGCCTGCCTCAGCTTGAGTTTGCGCTGCTAAATTACTTTGCGCTAACCTTTCTAATGCACTCTGATTTTCTTTGAATTTTTTAATTTCTCCTTGCGGTAAGGTATAAGCTTGGTTTATTCTCAATGAATCCATTATAGCTCCAAGACCTATTAACCTTATATTACAGTCGTAACCTCCTTCTTGATTGAAAGACCAGTTAAAATTAGAAACAATACCAAGCATTCCATCGTAGTTTCCAGAAGTCTTTCTTACTTTTCTAGCGATATCTTGCTGAATTATTTCTTTTGTTCTACCCGAACTGAAAGGGTTATCGATTCCGTAAATGCCGTTTGAAACGAAAATACCGCCTGGAATATCGTTGTTGTTAGAATCCTTATTAGAGAAGTATTGAGTATGTCCCCACTCAAGTAGCATAGAGTAGCCTAGGCGGAAATATAAAGCTTCAATAATATTAAGCTGGTTCATATTCCAGACCTTAAAGTTTATAGTCGCTTGCCTGAGGGATCCTAAACGTCCAGTAGTTTCGATTTGCACCGATACTAAACCGGGCATAGGTCTGTATCCTAACTCGTCTGTACCTCCGAGGCCGTATGCTCCGTTTGCTCCTATTCCTTGTCTTATCGTAATACCGTTACCATTTTGTATTGATGTTCCTGCCTCTAGTATCCAATTTCGGGCTAATGAATCAGGGGTAGGATATTCACCAGGACTTAGATTCAATCTAGAGAAAAAAGAAGTTCTGTCATTCTCTGTCAAGGTAACTATATTAACAGACGAAGTAAGACGTGCCCATGCTGTTTTATTGGCTAGAAATAAAACATCTTCCCCAGACCTACTTAAAGTACTATTACGACGTGCTCTGATTGCTATCTGTCTTAGTACGTCGTCACTAAACGGGGCACCAATAACATTTGATAACTTAATAGCCATTATTTACTAAGTTATAATTATTTAGTACGGTCTGAATGTTGGTAGGAATTCTCAGCTGAACACCTATAGGCGGGTAGATTGAATCTCCTGGTAATGCATTTGCGGAAGCAATGATCCACCAAAGACTTGAATCTTGATAAAAGTCAAAAGCAATTAAGTCTAGCCTGTCGTTTACAGTTGTAATAACATAGTAATCACTATCGGTTGGCTGTATTGTCGGATATACGTTAGTTTGATAGTAAGCGCTTCCGGTTACATCTAACTTAGTTACTGGTATGTTTTGATATCTCGATTGCATTATCCTCCAATTAATACTGAGTTACTTAGATTGAAATCTTCTACACCTAAGCCGCCTAAACCGCCTCTCCTAGGTTGAACTTGTGAGGCGGGAAGGGGTGTTGTCTGTCCCTGGTTAGCATTCTGTACACCTGTAGCAAGACCAGTAGAATTCGAATTATTTGTAGAAACGAGAGTTCGTCTATCTGCAGGTGTTGTTGCAGTTGGATCAATGAAACGATCTTTATTTGCAATCAACGGCACAAAAGGATTTTCTTTATTAACCTTTCTAGGTAGTATGTCCATTATTGGTTTGAATGAACACTGTATTGTTACCATGTGTGGAAGCTGTCTTACATCATCTTCGGCACCGAATTGATTTAGTAATATTTCCCATGGGGTAGTATTGTTATCAATAGTTACGTTTACGTTTTCAAGGAAACCAGGCATTCTATAAAGATAATCACCGATAGTTAATTTTACAACATTACCCCGCATTAAATTATAATTGGGAGAATAGTCTGGATATACCTGTGATATTAATTGATTTATCTTAGTGTACATTGGTAACATTTCTTGCCTGCTTTGAACAAAAGCCTTGAATGTGAATCCAATCGTTCTATCAAATCCTTGATAGGTCCTAAAAGTCTCCCCTCTACCTAAATACTTAAAAGTATTATATTCTGCGCTATTACTATCGGAAATTTGACCCTCTAAGAAAGCTCTAAAAATAAGTGCTGTAGAAAAGTTTAAATTATCGTTATCTATGCACTCGAAAGCAAACTTGATTATATCCTTTGATTCATTGCCTGCAACCTCCCACGGGTCCTTCTGGTAAGGATTATAAAAAAACTGATTAGGATTCTCTACTCCTTTTGCTAAAAGGTTTAGCATATTTAACGAATCTTGTCCGTTATTAGTAGTGTCAATGTATCTAGCTCTTACTCTAGCCGCTCCTGGATTACCTATACCTAAACCGCCAGTACCGTTAAAAGGGTTTGCAATATTCAAATCGCTGTAGTTAGATCTTGGAGTTCCAGCAGGTAATAAATTTCTAAAATCTCTAATCGGTTGATCGATAGGTGTACGCGTATCAGTACCTTGACTAGCAATCTGCTGGTATGTTAATGCAATAGTAGAATAAGCTACTCCAGGTTTACCTTCAACAGTAAATTTAGGGTCAGGTCTTGTCTCACTTATCTTAGTTATATTGGTATCAGTATATCTAGATATTCTAGTAAAACCGATCCCGTATACGGAACCAGGCCCTCCTAAATAATTGAATAACTGATTCTGTACAGGAGATATTCCCAACCTATCTACTAGCGTAGGATCAATTCCTGTACCTCCTACTATATCAGGATTAGTAATAAAGTCGGTAGACCCAATAAGCTTTAAAGCTCTTAATATCGAAAGTCTATTTGTTGCTTGCGTATTATTTTGAGGTGCACCTACAATGTAGGCGTAAGTCTGTTGCGGTCTCTCGTAAATGGTAGGACCAACACCATGCCTGTTAAAATGTGCTCCTGTACCCTGAAATTGTACCTGGGCGAGAGTATTAAGGGGATTATATACGTTGGTTACGGGTAAAAAAGTATTACCTAGGCTTGGACCTGCGAAAGTCAGTGCATTAGGTACCTGTATTCTCGGATTTGTAAGTTGTAATCCGAGCTGTTTTTCGATAAAAGCAGTCCCTCTAGGGGCATCTTTGAAAAACTTTTGTATTCTCTCTCTATCTAAGGTTGCCGATACAATACTAGAACCGGCAGTTAGTAATTGAGTTATCGCACCTCCACGTACAGGAAAGTCTAAAGCAGTTCTATTAATTTCATAATAACCTCTAATTCCTGACGGTGCCTGTTCGTTGTCGATAGGGAATTGCATGTAGGGTTGATTACTACTGCCGCCACCAGGTCTATCTCCGCCAAAGCGAAGACTAGTTAAATCTGTTCTGAAATTAATTAGAGGCATGTTAACGTCCTGTGCTTGATTTAATAAAATCTAAATAAGTTGGTTGAGGTTTTGCACCATACGTAACATCAATTGGGTTTTCAGATACTGGAACTATAGATGATGCTCTAGGTACAGACCCGCCTCTTATTGTTGCAGTAACATTAGAAGGCACTCCTTCAAAAATACCCGAAGGATTTGTTCTGCCTTGTTTGCTTAGCTGGGATTGCTCGATTTGATCTAGTAAGTCCATATTTTATGCTTTATCTAGTCCGTATAACTGGTTAGCATTATTTCCTAGTATAATGTAACCTACTTTCTGACCGTCTAAATAAACGTCCCCTGTATTACGAGTTCCATTTACACTACCTGTTTCTTTTCCTGTTACTTTAGTAGCACCGCCTACGTTTACATTTTGTTGTTTAGTACCTTGCTCTACAGTTGTACCGATAGAAGGAGCAGCTTCGCCAAAGTTCATTCCGCCTATGGTGTTGGCAGCGCCTCTCAATCCTCCTGCAAATCCTGCAGTACCTGCTCTTACAGAGCTTGCAAGACCTTTGAACTTATTTGCATTACCGCCAAAGAACCCGGCTACGTTACCTATGAGATCCAATATACTTGCTACAATATCCCCTATCATTTGAACGGCTCCAGCTAATCTGTTTATAAGCCCGGTAACAAAGCCTTGAATTTTTTGAGGGTTAGTGATAAAATCTAAGATACCAGATTTTTCAATGAACTCAATAAAGATAGTCTTGATTCTGTTCATTGTCTCAGTAAGACGTTCGGCAGTAGAAGTTTGCGTAATATAGTTATATGCATCTTCTCCGATCTTTTTGCTTATTTCTGCCTGTGTTAAACCTCTTTGCTTTAGTATTCTTAACTCTTCTTGAGCCTGTTTTAAATTGGTTGCGCCAAGTTTTCTATAATAGTCTTGCTGCTTAAGAACATCAGCTAAACCGTCTCTAGTCATACCTACGGATTCTGCGATTGCTTCTTGCTGTATTCTATTCATCCGTAAATACTCATCAGTACTTCCTACCTGAGTATTAATCTCTTTTGCAAGAGTTACGAGATCGTTATTAAGAGCTGCTTCACGAGCTCTAGTAAGATTAAGCTCCTTGCCGGTTAATACTTGAGCTTCCATCTCTTTACTAATACTACCTTCAAAGTCTAGGAAACTACTAGCGATTCCGTCGAGCTGTTTCATCTCGTAGCCCATTGCTTTAGTTATCATCAAAGACTTAGCAAGCTTTTCAGGGTATTTTGTAAAGGTCAGTCCAAGAACGCCGGCTTGTTTACTGGCTTGAGTCAGTACCTCTCTGAATTCAAATGCAACACCAGTCTCGAATTCAAATGCTTTGGATTGAGCTAAAATACTCTTTGTAAGCTTTTCAGCGTTTCTGCCCGTCGTAACACTAGTTTGTGCTATAGCTTTTCTCGTTTCTAGTTCAAGGCCTGCAATCTCTTTTAGCTTGATATTATTCTCGAGAATACTGCTAGTAAACTGACTTCTGACACCGAGTGCTTTTGTGAGTTCAGCTTGAGACTCCATCAATCTAGTCTCGTTAACTACTATATTATCGCTAGCCTTAGCTATAGCTCTAAACTCTTCTTTTACTCCTTTAGCTCTATCTTTTGAGATACCTACATTACGGGCAAAATTAGTTAATCCTTGATCGATACCTAATACTAGATCAACAACCCCTTTAAGTATACCGACTAATCCACCAAGTAGACCTCCTATGATAGGGATTTTGCTGATTATGTCTTGAAAGCCTCCAAGGAGACTTGTAGCGCCGGTACCGGAAATACCTCCACCGCCTACCCCGTAGCCTCCTCCAATTCCTCCTGATACTAGACCTGATGCTTGAGCTAATGGAGCTGCAACACTACTCTTTATTAATCCTCCTATAGCTTTAAAAGGGGCAGATAACTTATCTAACCCTGCTTTAATACCAGCTACGAGTCCAGCTATTCCCAGTACCCCTAATATTCCGGCTGCTGCGCCTTTACCTCCACCGCCTCCGCCTGCGCCTGCTGCGCCTGCTGTGGTTCCGCCTCCACCAGGCGGTATATTTGCTCCTCCGCCTGCTCTAGCTCGAGCAATATCGATTTGTCGCTGTCTTTCTTCTTTTGTTCTAAAGAGATTTGCAAGTCTACCGCCAACTCCTCTTTCTTTATTTATGTCTGCAATCAACTTCTTTTCAGTAATAAGAGCATCTTTCTTTTTCTTTGCCTCCATTTCCATAGCTCTTAACTGTCCGCCTGCGGTACGTTGAAGAGCTGCTTGCTTCTTTCTTTCAGCACCCAATTCTCTTTCGATCTGTTTAATTAGGTTTTTATTTGCTGTAGTAGAATTAGCTTTTTTTCTTTCTGCTAATTCTTCTTCTAACTTCTTAACCTCTGTAGTAACCTTACTGTACTTGTTTGCATCAATAACGGCCTTTCTCCCTAATTCTTTGATTTCTTTTTGTAATCCTAACTCTTCTTGCTTAGCCTTTCTAATCTTCAAAGACATAGCAAGATACTGGTTCATAAGGCTAAGATCTTCTTCCCTTATTGCACCTACCTGGCTCCTAGCAAGAGCTTCTTGCTCTTCTCTTTCTTTTTTTGTCATTCTATCGGCCATACTGTACTATTCTCTAAATAAATAGCTATTTACCTCTTTTTTGTAGGAGGTTCTACCTTAGATTTGATATCTGGCTTAGAAATCAAAGGTTTATCGGCAGTAACGGTCTGGCGCTCGTTCTGTATTTCTTGGAGCTTTTCTAGATGCTCGTTGATAAACCTGATATTGAGACGGCGTTCGTTGACCGGCATATCCATGACTTCAGACCATGAAAAGCCTCCACCGCCATGGTAAGTAAGTTCGAAAACCTCTCTTTTATAGATTTGACGATACTCAACTCCCGGGAAAAAAAAATTCCGCTGTCAGCGGCAGGCTCTCCTCGACCTCTTTTCCGGATGATAGTGTAAAATTGACTGTTAGATCAATATCTGGCGTAATTGATCCAATATAGGATCTTAGCGGATTAGAATCTTTAGCAATTAACGCATTATCAACGAATTCTCTTACTGTCTTAGGTTCGTAATCACCGTTAACTGAAAGAATTTGTCTCTTAAGTCTAGTGGTAATTTCGCCGGCAGAAAGATTAACTTTCTTTAAACTCTTAATTTCGGCATCGATTGCTTTTTCGTCCTCTACAGTAAAGAGTTTGAACGTTACTGTATTTTTGGAATGAGGTAGCTGATAGGTAAATTCGTTCTTATTCTTAAAGATACTGAAATCTACTGTTTTGTTTTTTAAAGTCTGCAAGTCAATAGTAACAGTCTCTTTTGTTTCAGTTTCTGCGTCCGTATACTCAAAGCTATACTGGGAGCCATAAGCGAGAATACGTGCAGCAATCAACAAAGCGTTTCTATCACCTAATAAAAGATCCTCAAATTTTATTGGGGATTTAATGAGAGACTGTAGCATTCTTTCGATTGCTATACCTTGCTTCAATAAATTGACATTCGTAAGAATATCCTCCTCACGAGCAGTCATATACTTCATTTCGACGGCTCCGGAAGAAAGGGGATTTGTTGTTTCGTAAATTTTACCTTGAGAAGGTAACTCAATAGTTTCAGTAGGAATTGTAAACTTTTCAGACATAATCTTGATTTAGTTATATATTGATAAATATATCAAATATAACTTTTCTTACTTGATCTTAAAAATATCTCGTACAAAACCTACACCATACTTGTAAAGATCAAAGATGATAACTAAAATAATTCCTAGGATAGTTGAATAGAGTATAAAAAAGAATATCCAAGTTTGCTGCCAACCGTCAGTCTTACCTTCGATAAATGCAAGCCAGAATACAGTAGATGCTCCTGATATAGTAGTCAAAACAAGAATAGTACGAATAATGATTAGGATAAAGGCAATTTCAAGCCAGAATCTAGCAATTAAATACCCTAAAGCAACTACCGTTAAAGAAACGATGAATAATGTTAACCAGCTCATAACTTTTATTTTATACCTAAATATACATATTCTCCGCTTTGGAAACAACTTTTTACAGTAAAATAACCTATTGAGAATCAATAAGTTATGAACATTAAGATTTCCGTAATACTATAAAAAAAGCCGCTTTTTAGGCGGCTTTCTAACTCATTGAAAATCAAGTAGTTTTAGTAGTTCAGGATACAGTAATCCATTCCGATACCTAGTTCTATTGTAATTGCGTCTTGATTTGACCAATCGTAAGATCCGAAGTTTGCAGTCTTAACGAAAGCTCCTTTGATAATCCACTCAGAAACTACATCTCCTACAGGTCCGAGAATTGATAGATTCAGGTCTTTCTTATAGAAATCAGAATATCCGTCACGTCCGGTTACAGATTCGTGTGATAGACGAATCCACTCCATACAAGCCTGTTGTCCGGAAGGTGAAATTGGATTATAAAGATTCAAGGTCATGTCCTGCCATTCGGCCTTACCTTTGATCTTACGGTATACGTTGATATGGTCAAGCTTTACTTCATTCAAGTTAATATTGGGTGCAGTAGCACTCTTAATCATGAAAGAAGGAATGCCGTCGATATACATGATAAACCGGTTCTGAACGGTAGGTTCATAGGCCGTAAACATTATTTCATTTGGATCTAGTACTGGCATTTTATTCTATGTTTTATATAAATATCTGTTAATACAAAACTTATTTTCCGAGGAATCCACCTTCGCCTGAACCGCCAGCAGATTTTTGAACCTTACTTGTAGCAGAGCTTCCCATCTCCTTAGCTACCTGGTCAACTGTCTTACCTTTGAAAGCCTCAGGATCTTTGTCCATTGCTTTTTTAGCAAGAGCTTTCATACCTTGTGTAACAGCTACAGCTAGCGTTGCACCTCCTCCTAGAAGTTTAAGAACACTCATTCCAAACTCTTTTGCAATCGCAGGATCGTTTATTAGTTGTTGAATAGGTTCAGCTAACTCAAACTCTTTAATCTGCTCTGTGTCTTTCTTTGTAGGAGCTTCTGCTACCTTAGTCTCCATTTCTTCTACTCCCTCTTCTTTCATTTTGCCGGTAGCTTTTACTTCAGGAGCTTTTTTCTCTTTCTTTTCTTTTGGCATTTTAACAGCCTCGGTATAAGCACCGCCTGACATATCTCCTTTTTTAGCCTCGGCAAGTACTTGCTTGGCAAGAGATTCAAACAATTGCTTGGATAAATGCAATCTAACTTTTGTATTATTTTTCATCTAGAGTTATTTTTTAAATTATGCTCCAAAAGTTACACCAGTTGGTAAGATGTTGAAGTCAAGTTGGATGAATTCTGCAGTTCTAGTAGGCTGTAAGTAAATAGCACCTACAAGAAGATTGCGATCTATCACATCAGGTGTGTTATTGGTCTCGTCCATTACTACGCGGAAGGCATAAAGACCTTGACGCTGTTGAACGTAATCAAGATATGGGTTAACTTGAGAAAGGAAGCGATTACGTGTAACGGCTGTATTCTGCTCGAATACAAGAGTCTGTGCAATTTGACCAATATACCCTTTAAGAGCGATCAATAGACGACGTACGTTTACTCTATCAAGTGCAGAAGCACGAGCTTGTAAAGTTTTTTGTCCGTATACTACTGTACCTTGGCCTGGGAATACTGCAATTGGATTTACTCTTCCAGTATATAATGTATTGCGCTGAGCTACAGTAAGACGTCTTTCAGGCTGAATCACAGTTGGAAGACCTCCACGGTTAAGACCTGCTGGTGCAAACCACTCGGCAGATACTTTATCATTGTATTCGTATACTCCAGGAATAATCACAGAAGCAGGTACGAAATTTAAGCGACCAGTTTCGATTGAACGAACCTGAACCCATGGCCAATAAGTAGCACCGTAGCTGTTGTCGTAAGACTGAGCAGCAGTTGTTACTGAATTGATGGCTTGATTGTATCCAACCATATCTACTACTGCAATAGCATCTCCACGGTTCTGAACCATGCTAAGAAGGCTACTAACAATAGATGTTGCATTCTGATTTGTGATACCAGGTGCATAAATTGAGTCGTATACGTACTGATCTTGGTTAGCTAATAGATTGATTGCAGTAGCGTAGTTATCAGGGAATACACCTTGAATATTTGTGGCTGAGTTAGAACCTACAGAAGCTACAGTTGGGATTTGCTCAAATAAATTTAATGCAGCTAAACCAAAGCATCCATACAAAGGACCTACTGCACCACCAAAGGCACCGTTTTGAGATCCGCTTCCGTTTTGAGGAATAGAAGCTGTATAAGCAGAATATGCCTGACCTTGTGGATTTAAGTAGTTAGGTGTAGGCAGGTTAACATTCTTAACGCGTACATACAGAGATGAGTTAGGATAGCTACCTGTAATCTCTAAATACTGCTGTCCGTCGCTATCGGTTGCTACAGTCTGTGTTTGATCACCGATTACGTAAGCAATGTAGTTATTTTGATTTGGATCTAAAGATAGATTAGTCCAAGTCTCAAGTACTGTTTGGTTTGAAGTATAGTCATCACCTCTTCTAATAAGGAGTGTAAATACGCCAGAAGCAGAATCGGCTTGAGTTACTTGCCATCTAACATTGTTTGCGGATCCGGAAGGAAGTATTCCGTTAGTTGCTGTAGTTGCACCTGCGTTATTGTTCATGATGGTACCTACTGAAAGGGTCTCAAGAACAAATGGGCATTCACCGGAAATGCCGCAAGGGATGAGTGAGGATGAAGCTGCGCTATATGAGCCGCTAGCAACTCTTGTCACTAAAAGGGAAGTACCTCCCTGCTGGAAATAGTTATAAGCAGCTTGAGAGGTCAAATATTCGTAAGTATTGCTGTTGGAAACAAATGTAGTTCCAAACTTAGCTTTATACTGAGAATATGAAGTTACGAGGGTTGGGATATTAGGCTTTCCTACTACAGTTGGGCCGATTAAGGCGGCTCCTACTGTTACCGGACCTGCTGTTACCTGGGAAAGGTCGTTTTCTCTTAGGAATACACCTGGTGAAATTAATGCTTCTGCCATTTTAATGATTTATTTCTAGTAATAAATATCAGTCCGTAAAGGCAAAACCTAATTTATTCCCAAGGAGTACTCTATTAAACAGATAGCAGAGTTATTTCGCCGTTTTCTGGGTTAATAGTACCATCTCCGTACTTTGCTCCAAGTTCTTTTAACTGATCGCGCTGTTTGAGAGCATTAGCTTTGATAGCTTCTTTTATGTTTTCTAACTCAAGATCTAATAGGGTTCTCTGAAAATGCAATTCACCGAGAACGGCGGCAAGACGTGTAGCATCTTGTCTGTTGTTTTGAAATTCTTGTAACTCTTCTGGAGTAAGTTTTTTGATATCCATGTGTTTATTTATTTTGTAACTTTTTTAGTCGCTTTTTTGCGTGGCTTTTTAGCTTCGGCAGGCTGTACTTCAACAACAGGAGTCTCTACTTTAGGCTCAGGCTTTACGAAAAGACTCTTTAACTTTGCAAGGATGGTTGCGAGTATCATATTTTAGCTGTTTAGTAATAAATAGTACCGTATTTATGGGATCTAATATATAAATATCGAATAAACCTGCAGAACTATGTCTTTATATCTTCTTCTTTCTTAAGACCGTATGTAACCCATCTATACCATATTCGTTCGTGTATATAGTACTGAATTGGTTTGTAAACGAGTTCGGCAACACCAAACGCAGCACCGATTTTAATTGACCCAGAAACTCCCCACATTATTACGAATCCAATCAAGGTACTCAAAACGCGATAACTGATGGTTTTCGCTATATGTCGTTTTTTCTCTACTATCATCTTATTAATACTACGTCACCTTTCCAAATAACTTCAGTTGCTTGGCAACTTATGTGGTGTTTATCTACTTCTTGGTTTCTTAATGAATCCCAAACCGTATCTCGAGTCGTATGTACAGGTAGTTGAAATATAACATTACAACAAATGCGCTCCTCTCCATCAATCAATATTCTCCAAAAGTTATGATTATCTTTACATTGAGTGTTCCACCTTACCTTAACGTCTATCATATACCTGAATTTCTATTTAAATTTATTGCAACAGCTCTATCTACGTTTGGCTGTTCAGGATCACGGTCATTTATAAGATAACGAGTTCCTCTACCGATTCCAAAAACTATTTGATGATATTTTACCCCTAGCTTTTCTAGTTCTTGTTTTGTAAACACCTCTAGTTCAGGAGGACGAGCAGTTGTTATTACTATATGTGCACCTTTATTATACTCTTTGTTCACTAAATTGATAACGCTCTGTATAGGTTCAGGTTCTGCTGTCTGAAGCACATCAAAAGGTCTATACTTTATAAGAGTACCATCGATGTCAACAAAACACGTAGGAAACTTCTTCATAGCTTACCTTCAGCTTTCATTTGCTCGCGGATCTTAGTTGCGGATATATCGTGAATGTCTTGAGGGGGTACGTGTTCAATAACATCGTAACCTACTCCACGGCCTATATTAATTGATTCAATATCTGGAATCTTCATGATATTTAGCTTACCCTCTTCTACAAGATCTTTTAACTCGATAGATAGATTCATTAGAATTTCTTGAGCCGTCCACGGGTTCTTTTCACTTACAGGGACGTCGCGAATACATAGCAACACTTTCTTTCCTTCTTCGAGGGCTTGATCAATAAGCCAACGATGTCCAGGATGCCAAGGTTGCCATCTTCCGATAAACATAGCCCACTCCCCTGATTTACTTTGTGCTTTAGCTAGGTAGTTCTTCATTAGTATAACGCTTTATTGCATCAACACATTCTGATATTGATAGTTTAGACGTGTCTAAATGTAATATACGTTCTTTTTCTGGTAATTCAAAATCTTGAACGTGAAATTTTTCTCTACCTCTTTCTCCTTCGTAGGTTAAATACACCCATTTAACATCGTCGGTTAAACTATTAAGGTAGTTGCGAGCCTCTCTATACGGATATACCAGTGATAGAATAATACCGTCGCTTCCTATACTATTTAGGTAGTGCGCAATGTCGCTAGCCCTGTTCAGGTTCTGAATACGCCCTTTCCTGTTGAAGCTTTTATTTTTAAAAATTTCACGTAGCTCATCTCCGTCAATATTCCAGTATTGACTGAAGCATTCCTCTCCTATAAGCTTTTTTGCAAGCGTTGATTTACCGCAATGCGGTTGTCCAAATAAAACTATAATCAATGTTTGTAATTGAAAGTATCAAAAAACCAATTAAAATTGTTGTATATCCATTCAGAGGTATAAGTACCTAGTATCTCTTTTGAATCGTCAGGTAGTGCTCCTAATTTATTTCTGATGGTATGATCTCCGTAGATACCGTGAACGGTATCGTCTTCGACTGTGATTTGAGGTATGTGATTAAAGTTATGTTGAAAATAAGGTATTTCAAGATATCGGTAGATACTCTGCATCATACCTTCAGGATTGGTACAGAGGTCTTCATACCTAATGATTAAAAAGTTTCTAGCTGTCTTATCAAGGATTGCTTGATATAATTTTGGTATAGCATGTCCAATTGGGTGACTTACGGCCCACTGTTCGACTCTCTGCTGTGTAGTTAGTCCTTTTAGTTTAGCATTATCTATCTCGCCCATGTCTCTATCGGGATTAGCTCTAAACTTTTTTTCCATAGAAGCAAATACTGCTCGTAAGTCTCTAACCATGTAGAGTACCTTTGGATTGGGGTAGATATTATTTACTAATGAGTAAATAGATCCCCAGTTTCTATTTTTGTCTAGAATGTAAGGTTTATCAGTAAGATTCTCTACATACCCTCTTAATCCTTCTCTGCAAAAAGCATAGAATCCATCACGCCACATATCCTTATCTCCTGCGTATGCCTCTTTGTTGCCGTTATAACCTATTCTAGCGCCTAGAACTAAATCAATCATTCCTGATGTAGGTGTTACGTGGAAGTCGGAATTTTGGCCTATAAGGTTTTGTAGAAGCGTAGAGCCTGCTCTCGGTAAAGAGCTTTGATAAAATATTGTCTGTTTCATGATTAAATATTACTAATTACTTCCTTGATATCAAATACATCTTCTAACTCCATATAAGGACATTCGTGTATATTGTTTTCAAATTGAAAATCAAAAAGGTAAGATCCTATAAGCTGGTTTGCTCTTTTAGGTAGTTTAGCAGTAATATTGTTATGTAGGTTATACCCGAATACAGTCGGTGAAGTACCTATCCAAAATACTGTAGAAGGTAGTTTAAAAGCAGCTGCAGCATGTTGAAGACATGAGTCGATTAAAATACGTTTTTGCGCATTAATTAATATAGCAAATAACTCAATACCGGAGTACTGCTGATCAATCCTCTCTACTCCTTCAAGTCGATACCCGTCAGGTCTAGTTATCTGGAAGATATGATATTGATCTTTGAATTTGTTAACAATAGTTTGCGCTAAATCTTGGGGAATATCTCGGGTCCAAGAATAGCTATATTTCTGTCCCTGTAGAGGTCCTCCACTAGTTTGTATGACGATTGTTGGTTTTTGCCTTAACCAAAGACCGATTAGTTGTCTCTGCACAAAGTTAACATATACACTTGGTTGCTGTTCTGTATAAGTGATCTCTAAAAGATCGCACCAGTTTTCAATAAGATGTTTTGATTTAGTAATATGACCGGTTTGATTATAAGGTTCATGTCTACAGACAATTACATCCTTATTTTCTATATAATCCTCATAGAAATAAGGCGCTTGAGCTAGATTATAAACCCTATCAATGTATGGATTGTTTAGAAAGACTTCCGGATAGGATACTACCATTATGAGTTTACGATCAGGATAAGCTTCTTTCAAGTCTTTACATAAAGCTGTGGCTGCTATATTTTTACCTAGTCCGCCCTGAATATGCCAAATAAAATATTTATTTGATTTTTTAGATTTAAACTCTACTACGCTCTCTTCATGTTCAGGATTGTATACGTAACCTTGTTGCATATTAAAATATTAATTCTGTTAAATTTCTTTCATCTCCGAAACCTACTGTAGGTACTATGTTGAATGCAAGACTATGTCTGGGTTTATCTGTTTTATTTATAGGTACCGAATGGTTAAGATAGGAAGGGAAAAGAAGTAAAAGACCGGGTTCGAATATTATTGAAAATTCATTCTGAGAGTATTTCAGATTTTTTTTCTTGTCTACCGTTTTAGGTAGAATATACGATACGTTAACTGCAGCGGCGATCTTGTGAAACTTGATAGCTGGTGTTTTTTCTACTGTAGGTCCGTAATAGAATACTCCTGAGATCAGTCCGTTAGGATGGGTGTGCATCGTATGATGTTGCCCTGGTGCTTTTACTGAGATCCACGACTGTCCGAATCTATACTCGGAGTAATCGTATCCAAGTTGATCGGCATACATCTTAACGTTACCTAAAATAAACTGCGCTAATTCTTTACTTTCTGGTCTATCTAAAATATAACTGTCTTTAGACCGGTAACCGTAATTATCATAATCAGCGTCTGTACCCATATCTTGCTTATCAAAAAACGATATTACCTTGGAAAAACCAGGCGGTATCATTGTTGTGTAAACAGGGATCGGGAATAGTTCTAGGATTTCATACTTAACTTGCATAACGCCCAAATATTATCTCTGAAATTGTTTCTTTGTCTCCTAGTGTTCCTTTTGTTAAGGCATTTATGCCTAACGCTTTCCTTGTTTTACTAGTTCTATTAGGGGGTACACCGTGAGTAACATAGGATGGAAATATAATAAAATTATTTCGTTGTGGTATAAAATAGATTTCTTCCTGAGAAAATGGATGCTCCTGGTAATCCTCCTCTAAGGAAGGTTCCATATAAGTTCTATATTGAGATCCTGCTTTCTTACTAAAACATATTGCAGCATCTCCTGGTTGATGATCAAAATAGAATACTCCTGCAAGGAGCGTATTTGGATGGGTGTGCGCTTTATGAAATTGACCTGGTTCTTTATAGGTAAGCCACGACTGAGCAAACTGTAATTCTTTATACCGGTATCTCATTATATTAGTTGCAAACTCTCTAAAATGAAACATGAAAAAGTCTGCAAGAGGCTTACATATAGGATGATCTATAATATAACTATTTTTTGAAATCCAACCATAAGGACTGTTTCTTCCGTCATTCATCTCACAGCTATCGAAGTACTTTACTATCTCAGTAGTATCTTCTTCATAAGTTGTTACGTAGAGCGGAATTGGAAAGAGAGGAAAAACATGTGATTTACTCATACTACTTTAATCTATGAAAACTTTCAATATAATCAAAATGATGCATAGCTGTTGGTACTGTCTCTGGTAATTTTATAGGTCTTATTTCTTTAGATACCGGGGTATAATATTGAATATTTCGTGCTGCGGTAGTTTGAGCAAGCATCATCACGTCGTAATCGTTTTTGATTAAATCACAGTAAGCATTAAGGTCTTTCATTGCTAAAGTCCAATCATCCCACTTTACCTGTTTTTGATCTATCCAAAATGGAGTATCAAACCTATGACAGGTTTTATACTGATTTAAAATAAAAGTTGTCCAGAATTTATAAGCTTTTTTAATTTCACTGTTTGCAAAAATTAGAGCATTATTATTATAATTTCCGTTATACTTTACACTCTTATCTTTGAATGCCTGGTGGTAGGTTTCAAGAACTCTCTCTAATACTACGGTAACTGTACTAGTTAAAGCTAAACCGGGGGCATCTAGAGGTTCTAAAAATCCGTTAGCCATTCCAATTGAACAACTATTAATTTTAAACGTCTGCCTGTTAACCCGAGGTCTAAAATCAACTACACTAGGTATAATAGATTCATCCCCTATATCCGTTATAAATTCATTTATCGCTTGATCTACGCTTACATGGTTTTCAGAAAAAGTATAGCCTGTCCCTATTCTTTCCCATGTTGGAGTAATCCATCTCCACCCGTATTTCATGGTCTTCGCTACCGTGTAAGGGTGAAACTGCTCTCTTTTATTTGTATAAGGAAGTGGGTAAACGACAGCTTTAGTTGTCAGCAAAACATCTCCTATACTATCGTACTGTTCGTTAAATACATTCTTTACTTTTAAATTCTGGCCTGTTGTATTTATATAATAATCAGCCTCTACTATTCTCCCGCTTTCCAACATCAAATTTGGAATATACCCTTGTTCTATAAAATTAACCCGGTCAACAGTATCTGCTATAAACTCTACTTTAGAGGATTTAAATGCTTGCTTTTTTAAAAATTCTATATACTGACCTGCATCAAAATGGTACGTATTCGGATATTCGTTTTCTAACTCCATTCCATAGTTCTCTGGAAATACGTTATTTTTACCAACTACTTCATTCCATATTGTGGAACCGTAGATATCGTGTATGAATGTTTCAGGGTCTTTATTACCTAGTAACATTATATACTTTCTTGCAGATAATTTAGTTTTTTTAAAAGGTATCTCAGACTTAAAAAAATGAATCCAGTCGTGCTTACTCCATCCTTTATAATATACTCCGTATTTTACAGCTGCATGCGATTCTCTTATAAAATCTTCAAGTTTAACATTAAATTTTGTATGTGCCATAGGTAATGTCAATGTAGTTGACTCACCTACCCCAATGTGTGGTATTTTAGGGGAACCTATTATCGTTACTTTCTCTACAAAAGAAAGTTCTTTTAACTGATTACCTACCAGCCATCCACTAGCTCCTGAACCTACTATGCAAATATGCATACTAAAGTATGTTTCTAAGTATAATTGTTAATGAAATTCCTATCCAAAGAGTATTAAAAGCAATTAAGGTAGGTAAAGATTTTCGCATACTAGCCCAAATAAGAAGAGAAGAGGTTATAAGTGTAAAGAAATGTAACCACCAAATCTCCTTACCGAAAACTAGTCCCGGTACGATAATTAAAGCTTTAGCCATCCAGGCTGCAAACTCTACTGTATTATAGTCTGTCCAATATTCTTTTTTAAAGAACATTAAATATCTTTCTAATATTCTTCTATAGCCTATAAGCCAGTATAAAAATCCTACAGTGAGTACAAATACAGTTATTAATATCATTTTTTAAAGCCTAACTTTTCCCAAATAATTTTGAAAGGACAGATTCCGGTTAAAGCAGCAAGTGGCAGTAAAGTTGGCGGTAACCACAGTACCCAACTAACATTGCTGAATCCTGTTAGCCAATTACCGAGGAAAACAACAAGTCCAATTGATAAAAAAGTCATTCGTGCTGATGGAGAAGCATCTCCGAGATTGAATAGTTTCATGTGATTTTATATTTTATTTGTTAATAAACTCTTTAGGTACAAAATTGAAGGCTATTGAAATTCTCTCTTGATTTGATTCGTTTCTTTCGACGTGATGCTTGACCCAGCTCGGAAATAGGTAAAAAGTAGATTCTTGAGCCGGCTTGGTAACCGATAGAGCATTAGACATTGTCTGTTCTCTTTCGACTTTACCTGTCATAAAGAATTCCATGTTGTCTCCCCTATGTAGCACTAAATCTCCCATGTTACTCTGGGGAACTGATACGTAGTATACTCCTGATAAAACACTGCTTTGATGATCGTGTATTAGGTTATAATCGTGATGTCCGTTAATGTTAATCCAAAAATTACCTAATTGCAGATCTTTGATTCCAGTATATCGAGCACAAACATCATTTGCAAATACTGTGAGATCGTTAAATAACCTTTCAAGAGCTGTAGGTATAGGGAATAGCAGTTCGCCGCTATGCCATCCTCCCCTATTTGAGATAGTAACTCCTGGTTTCTGTCTACGTGTCTCTAAACAGTACTGCTTGATAGATTGATTGTCGATTCCTGATACGGGACACTCCCATACAGGGGTTGTAAACCAGAGTTGTTCATAAACTTTAAATTCCATAAAATATTTTTTTACCTAAATGGGCGTCCGCCTGTCCAAAATACCATACACTTACGTTCTCCTCTAGTAATTGGTCTCACCCTATGCATACAAAATGCTGGAAAGCAAATAACATCTCCTTTTTCTCGCGGGACAATAATAGATTCTTTTCCGCCAAACCAAATTTCAAAATCACCGCCTTCGTAGTCTTTAGAATCAGAAAGTTGAATAGTGGTGGCAATTTTTCTCTTATTAACCCCTAATGCTCCAACATCCATATGCCAATCAAGGTGTCCGCCATCGGTTGGATAGATGACATAATGAATAGGGTCGGTTACAGTATCAATATCAAAGTGAAATAACTTACTATTTGCTTCTAATACTAAAGGAAATAAAATATCGTAAAGCCATTTTGTATGTGGGGCTGGATTTAGATAGGCAATATCTCTGTTATTAGTCTTGTAAGAATCCGTATCACTTCCTAACTCTCTAACCCCTGTTCTACCTTTAGAAAATTTATAATTCGATTTTACCATCTCATCTAACTCTTGAATCATTTGATCGTTAAATACGTTCTTGAAATAGTAAAAAGTACTCCAGTTAGACTGAGGTTTAAAATCATTATACGGTTTTAATGGGAACATATATTTATTTTTCTTGTCTATCGATCATAGTATACCATCCGGTTAGTATATACTTTGTTTGTGAAGGCGAAGGAACACCGCGATGTAAATACATCCAGTCGGAAGGCCAAATAACCAATTTACCTTGTATAGCAGATTCAAAGTGATGTTGATAGTAGAACTCTGTTTCACCTCTGTCCGTGATAGTGTTTAGGTATAAGATCCAAACTAGATACCTAGTATTACACCTGTTAGTAGCTCTTTCACAATGCCATCCATAAAAACCTTCACCTGGATCATAACGTTGTAGATTGAATAACGAACTTATTTGTAATGGATCTAAATTAGAAAAAGCTAAAGAATGCCTATCTCTATAATCTCTAAGTCCTCTTTCTAAGACATCTACTAACGAGCCTAACAAGGTACCCCATACAGGGTGATTCCGGTATTGGGGGTGGAAGGTAATATCAGTAGACTTTTTAGCTCCCGTTGAAGCGGTACCATCAGGGCCGTAGGATACTCCAGGGCGCTTGTCTTCTGATGCTTCAAAGGAATCTATAAAAGACTTACATAATTCCGGGGAAAGGGCATTTTCTTTTCTGTAGAAAAACATAACTGTTAGGTATTTTTACTCTATTGCTGGGAATCGGCTTGTTGAGTTAGTTGTTGACGAGTCTGTTCAAAGGTAAGTAACGTATTACCTTCTGTTTTTAGTCTCTGAAGAGTCTGTAGAGGACCTACAGCATTAATAACTTCACTGGGTTCGCTATTAGGGCTTAATGCCTTAACTCTATTTTCAAGTCTCAATCCCAGACTTTCAGCCTGATGTGTATTAACATTTCTATCATCGAAACTTCCGTCGTTAAGTTCGGTCTTAATTTTAGACCAAGTCTGAATTTCTCTTACACGATCGTGAGCTACTTGTTCCATACAGGCTTTTCCATAAAGATTCTGATCGAGATCAATCTGAATTTCCATGATTTCTAGCATATCTCCTTTTAACTCTGCTTCTTTCATTTTACGCTCGAGCTTAAGTCTTTCAACATCGGCCCTACGCATATCAAAAGAGAGATTCATCATTGCATCAAAGTGCGCAGACATCTCTCTAACAGATTGCCAGTATTTAGAAGCAGGAGTTGGGTGCTTGGCATCATTGAGAACTGATACACGCATTTCCGTTTCGGTACGGAAAATTTGCTTTTTATTCCAGTTATCAGCCAGTTCTTCTTTTAATCTTAAAACTTCTTTTGCATCTTCCGGTTTGAGAACCGCTAGAATATTCTGTAAATCACTAGGGATAGCTAATTCGTAACTCTGTTTTTCTTGATTTTCACTCATAACAATATTTCAATTAATTTAATATAATAACTATTTTTCAATATTACAACTCTTTTTATGGAAGAGTTATAACTATTTGTTTTCCTTCAGGATCAGTTACTCCAGCGATAGCTGCGTCGATGAGAGCTTGAGCCTCATCTCTGGTCTTTTCTACAGCATTAGTGCGTGATGCCCAGGCTTCATTACTTTCAGTAGCCCAGACATTACCTGGATAGCCTGCAATATGTGATCTTTCGCTGTCTTGGTGAGTAATGAACCCTTTTCCGGTGTTTTCTGCTACAAAGTATTTCATTTTTTTTGCTTTATCAGTTGTTAAAAGTAGTTAACTTAATCTTATTCTAATGAGGCTTCCACTTCTATAAAGCCCTCCGAGCGGTATTCCTCCGGTTGCTGCTTCGGTATCGTCTGCAAAATTTAAGCTAGCGGATACAGCGGATAGAATTACGGCTCCTGATGAAGAAGAATAGTCGAAAGTTTTGTTAAAAGCGAAGACAGTAGCTGCAGTAAATTCTTCTGTACAACTACATTGACCTGCTGGTACATCTCCTCCCATAGCAAGAGCACAGGATGTTATACCTGCTCCACCTGGATTTCGTCTAGCTGTAATCATAGCAGCTTTCGCCGACCACGATGTTCCGTTGTACTCTTCTGTACAAGTTCGTGCGACTGAACCATCGTAACCTCCAAAAGCGAGGCCTGCATTCTGCGTACCTGCACCTCCGAGGCTATTTCTAGCAGTAATCATTGCACCGCCTGCTGCCCAGGATGTTCCATTATATTCTTCTGTACATGTAACGCGAGCACCAGTAAAACCTCCCATCGCAAGTCCGGCGTTTTGTGTTCCTGCTCCGGCTAGACTAGTTCTTGCTGTAATCATTGCACCGCCGGCTGTCCAAGAGGTACCATCATACTCTTCCGTACAAGCTAGTAGTGCAAAAGGGGAAGCTGCTAAGGATCCTCCCATCGCAAGTCCGACGTTTTGTGTTCCTGCGCCTGCAGGGCATTGTCTAGCACAGATTAAATTACCTCCTGCAGACCAGGATGTCCCGTCGTACTCTACTGTACAACTACTGACTCCGCCTGGCGTATTTCCTCCGAAGGCTGATGCAGCATTTTGTGTTCCTGCTGCTGCCATACTGGTGACTAAGATTGGTAGTCCGCCGCCTCCTGACCAGGACGTACCGTTATATTCTTCGGTGTTTGTAGTGAATGGATTTCCTCCAGCTAAAAGACCGGCATTCTGCGTTCCGGCTCCTGCACCAGCACCTCGGGCCGTGATTAAAGCACCGCCTGCAGACCAAGCGGCAGGTCCTGTTGGGCTACCGGCGAGATAGCAGAATCCTACACCTCCTGTATGAGTTAGAGAGCCGGAGAAAGTTACGGATCCGGTATTTATAAAAGGGCCTATGTTGGTTTTAGATCCGGATGTATTTAAAGAGCCGGTAACTATCAGGCTTCCGTTTACAGATCCAGTACCTGTGAAAGGAAATATTGTTATCGCGCTAGATGCACTGGTGGCAAATGAAGCGCTTAAAGCTATCGAAGCGGTACCGAATAAAGAACCGGTTGCTGATATCGCTCCATTTGTATTACAGTAGTTAAAAGTTCTAACTGCTTCAAAGTAAGGAAGTATGAATTCTTCTGTACAAGAAAATTGTGGAGCATTACTACGACCTCCAAAGGCTAACCCTAATGCTTGTGTTCCAGCTCCTGCAAGTTGATATCTAGCAGTAATTAATGCAGCGCTCGTAGTCCAAGAAGTTCCGTTATATGTTTCTGTACAGCCTGCATTTCCTCCTCCCATAGCTAAACCTGCGTTTTGTGTACCTGCGCCAGCGAGATCAGCTCTTGCTGTGTTTAAAGTACCTCCTGTCGCCCAAGACGTACCGTCGTATTCTTCAGTTACATTTGTTGCACTAGGGTTAACACCGCCAAAAGAAAGACCGGCGTTTTGTGTACCAGCTCCTGCGAGTTGACGAACAGCAATAATTAAAGCACCGCCTGATGTCCATGTTGTACCGTCATACTCTTCTGTAATCGACTGTCTGGGATACGAACCTCCAAATGCTAGAGCTGCGTTCTGACTTCCTGCTCCTGCTCGTTGGCTGCAATCACTAATCATAGCACAGCCTGCTGTCCATGTGTTTCCATCGTATTCTTCTGTACAAGTAGTATAACTTCCTCCAGCAGCAAGACCGGCGTTCTGTGTACCTGCTCCTACTGGGTAGGTTCTGGCGGTGATTAATGCACCGCCTGCTGTCCACGATGTTCCATTATATTCTTCTGTACACGCTCGAATTGTAGGGGCACAGTAACCGCCGAAGGCTAAGCCGGCGTTTTGTGTGCCTGCTCCTCCCAAGATCCATCTAGCAGTAATTAATGCACCGCCTGCAGACCAGCCTCCGAATGTACCGAGGTAACTGAACTGTGCGCTTCCTGTTACTATAAGGCTTCCGCTAGTAACAAGTGATCCGGTTAATATACCTACATTTGTTGCAAAAGAAGCTGTTCCTAGAAGAGACCCGGTAGCTGATATCGATCCTGATAAATTATCGTAAATAAATGTTGATGTCATTGCTACTGTCGGGTCGGTCACACTAAATTCTTCAGTACACGATAATACAGCAAAAGGGCTTATTTTATATCCTCCAAATGCTAGAGCTGAAGTTCCTGATGCTCCTGCACCCCTTACGTAAATTCTTCCACAAATCATAGCAGAAGTGCTCGACCAGGTTGTTCCGTTATACTGTTCGGTACAGTTAGAAGTTGTATAGCCGGGAAAATTACATCCTCCAAATGCAATAGCATCATTTTGTATACCTGCACCTCCTAGCGTATATCTCGCTTGACTTAATGCACCGCCTACTGCCCAGGATGTTCCGTCATATTCTTCAGAACAAGCCATAATAGCAAACGAAGGACTAGGTGAAGCGCCAGCAATCGATAGTGCGGCGTTTTGCGTACCAGCTCCGGCTGCTGCAGATCCACCTATAATCATTGCTCCGCCCGCCGTCCACGATGTCCCATCGTACTCTTCTGTGCATTGATATGCACCAAATCCACCGAACGCTAAACCGGCGTTTTGTGTCCCTGCACCTGTACGTAAGCACGACACGTCAATCAAAGTACCGCCCGCTGTCCACGATGTTCCGTCATACTCTTCAGAACATTGTTTTGAAGGGTTCCTACCTGCGAAAGTAAGACCGGCATTTTGTGTACCTGCTGCTGCGTTTGCACACATGAGGCCGATCATTGCTCCGCCCGCCGTCCACGATGTTCCGTCATACTCTTCTGTACACTGGTAGACAGCACCAGGAGGTCCGTAACCTCCAGCGGCTAGACCGGCATTTTGTGTTCCTGTTCCAGCACCACAGCTTCTGGCTACAATTAAAGATCCGCCTGTTGACCATCCGGAGAGGCCCGGTATAAGTCTGTTATAAGCAAGTAGCATGCTTCCTGTAACTACTACAGATCCGCTCACAATCGCAGAACCTGTAAAAGGGAATGGATTGACATTAGCGACATACGATGCAGTAGCGGCAAATGAGGCGGTCGTAGCGTTAACTGTATATGATGCACTAGTGGCAAATGAGGCGGTCGTAGCGTTAACTGTATATGATGCACTAGTGGCATATGAGGAGCTTCCAAACAGAGAGCCTGTAAGTTGAGCAGAGCTACCGGAAGTTATTAACTGTCCGGATATAGTTACGGAATTCCCTGTAAAAGGTGTAATATTATTTACCTTAAGAGTACTCATTATAGATTTGTTTTATCAGCTAGAATATTAAAGAAATAAACAATCGTATCTATAAATAGTACCATCTTAAGATAGAAATCTAAGAACGAGTAATGTTATTTCTAATATATAACTGAGTATTATGTATTCTTTAAATCATTGATTTCTTTAGTCAATCTAGTGACTTGCTCTTGCAATTCTTTGATTTGTTTTTCCTGGGATTGCAAGGCTTTAACTACAAGGGTAGATATCTTAGAATACTTGATGCCTTCTACTTCGCCGTTTTCATTCAATTCTACTAATTCTGGAATTATACCCTGTACTTCTTCTGCTATAAAACCTATATCATACTTTGGTGTATTTTTCCAATTGAAAGTTACAGGACGTAATTTATAGATAGCGTCTATTGGTTGCAAATCTTTAATATTTTCTTTATACCTTAAAGCAGACGTCTCAACAATACTCTGTGCAGTTAAAGTTGTACTAATACTTGCAGATCCTGTAATAATCAAGCTACCGCTAATAATAGCCGATCCTGTAAATGGAAATATTGTTTCTGCCCTAGATGCTGA